ATCCGTCAAATCCTGGCCGAGGTTGACCGGCGCATGGAAAAGCTGATGGGCGTTGACGAGGACGAGGAGCCGAAGAACACGGTTCGTCGGGTATTCTCGGCCCCGCGGAGTTCTCGCCCTGCGCCGCAGGAGAGGGGTTCGCTGAACGCGCAGGAGCGTGTGATTGCCGAGGCGATGTTCATGGGTGGGCGCGGTGCTTTGGCTCGTTCGGCCAAGGACGCTCACGATCTCTATCTTAAACAGAAGCGCGCCCTGAGTAGGGTGGTTGCGGTGGAGGACTAAATGTCGGAAGATACTGAAGTTCCGGCCGGCGAGTCGGATTTTGCGATGCGCGGGCGTGGTAAGAAGCCGGTCAAGAAGGGTTCTCGATCCTGGGTTCCTGCCGCGCCGTTGGGCATCAAAAGCCGAGATCCTGCTGCACGATTGCGTTGGGTTTCGACCGAGTCCGCAAACATGCTGAAGAAGCGTGCCGAGGGCTGGGAAATGGCGTCAAAGAACGACGCGGTTCACGATCGCCCGAATGGCGTCGAGAGCGGTGTCGGAACTTCAGCCGGCGTGCTGGAGTACAGGGATATGGTTCTGATGAAGATCCCCGAGGAGATGGCGCGTGCGCGAGAGGACTATTATCGCGAGGCCGCGCAACAGCAACTCGCCGGATTGACGGCCAGGGCCAAGAACGACATTCGCTCCAAGACCGGGGCGGTGATCGACGGCGAAATTAAGATTGATTAACCTTTCAGGAGAAATCCATGGCTAACGCTCCGTTCGGGCTGGTTCCCGTCCGGAACATGGCTGCGGGTGGTGATCTTCCGACACGCATGTACCGCGTGACGGCGAGTGGCAACACCCAGGGCCTGTTCATCGGCGATCCGGTTCGCTTCAACCCCAACGGTCTCGGCGTCGCTCGTCTTTCGGCCAACGCTGCCGCCAACACCCGCTGCCTGGGTGTGGTCGCGCAGATGGTTGACGACAACGGTCGCCCGCTGACCTTCAACCAGCCGACTCGCGGCCCGTTCCTTCCTGCCGGCACGTCCGGTTGGGCGGCGGTCTACGACAGCCAGCAGATCACGTTCATCTGCCAGGCTGACGGCTCTGCGGCTGAGACGCTCATTGGTCAGTATGTGAGCCTCACGGCGACGAGCAACGGCGGCAACACCGCTGCTGGCACGTCGATCATTCAGCTTCGCGTCGCTTCGGCTGACACTTCGGCCAAAACGTTCCAGGTTCTGGGCGTCGCGCCGACCGAAAGCCGCGGACTTGGATCGTTCGCGAGTGCGAATGCATGGGGCAACACGGACATCGACCTTGAGGTCCGTATCGCCCTGCACTCCCTGACCTCGACCTGATAGGGAGGACAGAATATGACGACTGGCACTTCCAATTTCCCCGAGCTTCTTTGGCCGGGGATCAGCACCATCTGGGCAGATACCTACCGCCGGTATCCGCCGCTGTGGAACCGCTACATGATCCTGCGCCGCTCGACCAAGGCGTTTGAGAAGGAACAGGGCGTGACCGGATTCGGCCTTGTCGGGCAGAAGACGGAGTCTGCTTCGGTTCCTTACGTGGACATGCTCCAGGGCTACCAGCGTGAGTACGTCAACCTGACCTACGGTCTGGGGACGATCATCACGAAGGAGTTGATGGAGGACGAGCAGTACAATGTCATCAACAACGTGCCGCGGATGCTCGCGGAGTCGATGCGTCAGACCGAGGAGACTGTTTCCGCCTCCGTCTTCAATCTCGGCTTCACGACCATGGCGAGTGCGGACGGGGTGTCGTTCTTCAACTCGGCGCATCCCAACGTCCGTGGTGGCACGCAGCGCAACATCCCGGCGGTTGCCTCTGATCTCACTCAGGCGTCGCTGGAACAGGCGTACATCGACATCCACGACTACTTCGATGACAGCGGTCTTCGGATCAACCTCATGCCTGAGAAGCTGCTGGTCGCTCCGACCAACCGTTTCGTGGCTGAGAAGATCCTTGGGACGAAGTTTGCGGTGGGTTCTGCTGACAACGACATCAACCCGATGGCGGGCCAGCTTGACCTGATCGTGAACCCGTTCCTGACCGATCCGGACGCCTGGTTCATCCTGACGAACAACAAGAGCGGCGCAACGTTCTATCGTCGGCGGAACGCGGAAATCACTCGCGACAACGAGTTTGACACCGAGAACCTCAAGACGAAGACGACGGCGCGCTTCGCGGTTGGCGTGACCGACTGGCGACACGGGTACGGCAGCGCCGGGGCGTGAGAACGCCTCGATGATGGGAAGGGCGGCTTTCGGGTCGCCCTTTTCATTTGGGGGGTCTTCCGCGCGAGTTGGCGTCTGTTATGATGCCGGCATCCTAGCAAGGGATTCCCGACATGAGCCACAAAACGCAGTTCCTTGGACCTCTGGCCTCTGGGCTGGATACTGGAGCGCCCGCGACGACGACAAAGTCGTATGCCCGCTTCACGACATGGACGCCCATTACGACGCTTGGGGTGACGGATGCTGTTGCCGCAGTTATCCCAGGAGACGCAATCCTTTCTGAAATCAACATCTGGAAGGCTGGCTCATTCGTAGGCGAAGCGGTTTTTAAGTTTGCCTCTGTTACCGGCGGGTCAAAGAACCTTGGGCAGGTCACGGTAACCGCAACAAACTCGATCTATCGCGCATACACCAATTCGACCACGGCGCAGACCACGTTGCCGTATGGACACGCCAAGGTTTCGGCCAATCCTACGCCGATTTATTACAGTATGAACCAGAGTTCCGGCACCTTAACGGCGCTGACCTCTGCGGCGTGGATCGAGATTGTGTACACCCGTGTTGGCCTTGCCGATCGACCTGACCTGGTTGCGGCGATGAAGGCGAATGACACGACCTTCCAGGGACCGATTATCAGCGGCGCTCAGGATGTCGGCATTCCGGCGCGGGCGAGTTTCGGCAACCTTCAGACGGTCCAGCAGGTCACGGCGGCGGCGGCTCCTGTGACGGCACAGGTTGTGGGTGTGCTACCGTATGGCGGTCAGTTGTCCGAGATCAACTTCTACAACAAGACGACGTTGCCTGGCGATGCGTTGGTTCGATTTGCCGCGGGGACTGACGGCGACAACCTTGGCTCCGTATCGGTGTCGGCGGCTGGCGTTTACCGCGTGGCGCTAACGACTGCGCTGCGGACCATCCCGGCGTCCGTGAACACGGGGTCGTCGCAGCCGATCCGGATGAGCATCGTGTCTGGCAACGGGTCGTTTGCCACGCTTGCCGGCGTTGCGGAGATCGTCTTCACGCGCCACGGCCAGTCCGAAGGCTATGTTGGCGTCGGTCTAAAGGAAACGACTTTCCAGGGACCGATCGGCAGCGGGCGTCTGACGGGTCAGTTTGCCAACCGCCAGGACATTGGCTGGGGTCGCCTGTCGCGGCTGACGACGCGCATCACCAGCACGAACGGAGTGGTTTCGGGGCAGTTGGTCGGGTTCATCCCGATCGGGGCTGTTCTGAACGAGATCAACTACATCGCTGCGACTGCCGCGGCTGGGCATGCAACGGTTCGGGCGACCAATCTCCAAGGGACGTTCACGTCTGACCTTTTCGGGTCTGTCGTGGTGTCTGGCGAGGGGGTCTGGTCTGTCGTGTCTTCGACTGCGCCGGTTGCGTTTGGATATACGGGTGTGAACCGTGCGGTGTCGGGTGCAACGGCCCAGCCGGTCTACATCCACGTTGCGGCGGCGTCTGGCAGCATTGCCGCATTGAGCGGGAACGCGGCGATCGAGATCGTCTATACCCGCCTCGACCCCTCGATCTACGGAGTCTGACATGGCGCGCCCGAAACAATGGACGTTTTCCCCCGTTTCAGGGGGGACGACAACTATCTACTGGCCTGTGGATACCTGGGTCTCGACGCAAGAATACGCCTTCGTCTTCCGCCAGTTGTCGGGGACTGGATCGTACATGACGGGTTGCTCTGCGTCGTGGACCATTGACCGTGTGCTTGCCAATGGCGTGGCGTCGGCTCATTTTGTTCAGGTGACTGCGTTTTCGACTGGAATTGCCTTTACCCATGAAGATCCAGCGTCATGCTTTCGTTTGACTATCCGTACTAGCGGTGCGGCGACAGTGGACATCATGGCGATGCAGAGCGGGCCTGAGCGCGTCTTCTGATGAGTGGTTGGACAGAGCGGAACCGGTGGCGACGGGGTCGCTGGCTTGTCGTTGACGACGAGTCCGGGGCCGTTCTGTACAACGACCAGGTTGTCCGCCGTTGGGACGGGATGTACGTCCGCAAGGACCAGGATGAGCCGATTGATCCCCAATGGTTCATCACGTCGGAGAACGACCCGACCAATGTCCCGTTCATCCGTCCCGACGAGCCGTCGCCGCCGGCTTGCAAGACACGGTTGGCGTACCAGAGTGACGGGCCGTGGGCGCAGTCGATCGGCACGATGGTCATCGAGGAGTCGTTCGTGGTGTTCCCTGAGACCAGATCCCCTGTGCGCCCGTTCCCTGGCTACAACCTGTACGTTGGCAGTTCGGTGAACAGCATGGAGATCGGCTGCTCCTTCATCGTTTTCCCTGACGGCGGGCCGTTCCCGCCAAGGAACTGACCATGGCACAGCAGGACAAAGCCACGCTCAAGCAAGCGTTCCAGACCGGCCAAAGCCCGACTGGCAGCGACTTTGCCAACCTGATCGATAGCCAGTTGAACCTGGCCGAAACGGGAGAACAAACGGTCAACGGCTCTGTCAACTACGCTGGCGGCGCAACCTTTGCATCTCTGTCTGCGGCGACTGTCGGCGGGGCTGTGGGGACGTTCACCACGCTCAACGCTGGATCGGCTTCGATCACGACGATCACCGCGGGGACGGCGACTTTCGCGCAGATCGGGTTCTCGGCTGGTGGCACGGTGACGCAGACCGGCGAAAAGACATCTGCCGTCACGCTGAACACGTTGTGCGGCACGATCACGATGTCGAACGCGGCGCTGACCGCAGCAACCGCTGTCACGTTCGCGTTGAAGAACTCGCGGATCGGACTGGCCGACACGGTGATCACCAACATCGTCTCGTCGGCAACCTTTGGGGCGTACGCCCTGACCGTCAGCAACATTCGTGCCAACTCGGCCCGCATCTCGCTTCACAACCTTCAGTCTGCCGGGACGTTGTCTGAGGCGGTGCAGGTCCGCTTTGCCGTTCTGAAGACCCTCGATTCGTAAGGATGACTGATGAGTTCGCCTTATCTGACCGTCCTAGAGGTCGTTAACGAGGTTTGCGATCGCATGAATGTGCGTCGCGTCTCGGCCACAACGGCCAACCTGTTCACCCGCAACTGCGTCAACCTGATCAACGACATCGTCGAGGATCTCTGCGACTTTGGGGTCTGGAACGAGCTACAGGCGTCTGCCGCGGTGACGATGGTCAGCGGCCAGTCGATCTACAACATCCCGACAACGGCCCTGGTGACTGCCAAGCAGTACATCCACTCCGTGCAGGAGGTGTACGTCTCTGGCCGGATTGCCTCGCTTGAGCCGATCTCGGACAAGAACGAGTTCCGCCTTCTGACGCGCACGCTGTCCATGGGGACGCCGTCGCGCTACACGATCGATGGCACCGACTCCCTGGGCAACCCCCGCATCGGCTTCTTCCCGCGTCCTGGAGGCTCCTACGACGGGCAGACGGCCCATGTCAGGTTCCAGGTTCTGCCTCCGAAGTACGAGGCTGGTGCGGACGACAACGTGGTCATGCCCTTCCCTGGGCGCGTGGTCGTCGCTGGCTTGCATGCCGGCGCTGTCCTCGATGAGTCTGGCGGCGTGCAGACCGACCAGTACAAGGCAATCCAGGCGCGGTACTTCATCCTCCGCAACAACAGCCTGGGACGGCAGACCGCGAAGACCGGCGAGTTCACCCGGTTCCAGCCTGGGATGACGACGAGGACGTAATGGGCGAGCGGTTCTACGACATCGCGAAGCGGGGTCTGGCGACCAACTTCACCGAGACCGAGATCCCGGTTGACTACGCTTTGCGGTTCCGGAACCGGTTCATCAACGCTGCTGGTGGTGCAGAGAAGCGTCCCGGCTACGTTGCCCTGCCCGCGGATATCCCGACCAAGGGGACGGTGACGGGCATCCATGAGTACGTGGACGGGGATGGCAATGAGACCCTGTTCTGCTCTGCGGACGGCGCGATCTTTCGGTACAACGGTTCGTCTGCCTGGACAGAGGTCTACGCCTTCACGACGGCTGCGCGGGTGCGGTCGATCCAGTTCTCAAACAAGCTGGTGTTCTGGAACGGCTATGACCGCCAGGTATCGATTGATAGCGTCACGGCGGACTTCCAGCGCCTTGATGCCGTCATGGAGCAGGGGTTCTGCGGGTCTGCGACCTCTGCGGCGGCGCTGACGGATGCGGACATCGCGGATTGGACGGCGCAGACCTTTGTCACGGTGGGCGACATTGTCTTCAACGCCAAGCGCGGGGCCTATGGGATCGTGACGGCTGTGACCTCTGCGCGGGTCAGCCACACGTCGATCTCGGCAAACGCGCAGGGCTTCGGCAACACGACGACCCCTGTCAGCGGCGGCGGGATCGGCGGCGAGCCGGTTGCCGGGGACGGATACAAGATCTTCGACAGCATCGAGTTGAACATTGTCGAGTCTGACGGCATCAAGGACAACGTGGCGATCGTGACCTCGGCGGTTGCGACGGCTTCGGGGACGTATGTGTCCGTTTCCGCTGACCGGGTGTCGAACTGGCTGAAGACCGAGATCCGCCCCCTGGACATCGTCCACAACACGACGCGCGATGCCGGGAGCTTTGTTCACCGGGTCGTGTCGTCGGGGATCTTTCTTTCGCCGGCAATCTCAACCATGACGGCGGGCGATACGATCGTCCTCTACAAGTCTGCGATGCCGCTGGCGTCCTACATCCACGTCCACTTCGGGCGCGCGTGGATGGTCGATGGCCGGAACAGGCGTCTGATCGTCGCGTCTGGCGAGGACGACATTGAGGATTTCACGGTCGATTCAGAGACGCTCGAGGCGCGCACGGTTGACATGGGGTCTCAGCAGGACGGGGCCGATGTCGTCAAGGCGCTTGAGAGCTTCCAGAACTACCTGATCGTTGGCACGGAACGGGCGATTTTCGCCTACCGCGGCACTAGCCCAACCGATCTTGCCCCCGCCGGCCTGTTCCCCCAGGGGCTTGTCGGGCCGGATGCCTTCGTGAACACCGGCAACGATGTCTCGTTCGTCGGGTATGACGGGCTGCTAAGTATCAGTCTACTGATAAACACCAATAATTTGCAGCGGGCGAACCTTTCGGAGCCGATCAAGAACACCTTGCGCGGGATTATCCGTGAGGTTGTCGCGGCCAACCCGAATGAACCTGACATTCAGGTCATCAACTACCAGCGGCGAAGCTGGGTTGTGATGAAGATCGCCAGCAAGCTGTACATCTACAACTATGCCAACTTCCTGTCGGACGACGGGCGTCTGCTGGCTGGCGCGAGTTGGTCTGACTTCGATGGGCAGATCGGCTTGCAGCGGACCATGGCTGTGCGCGCGAACTCGGACCTCGCCTTGGGCGGCGCTGGCGGCAAGGTGTATCTGTTCGACCAGGACACCTACACGGATGCCGGGGCGACGTATCCGACCGAATACATGACGGGTTGGTTGACGCTGGAGGAGCCGCGCAAGACCAGCCGGGTGAAGATCGGCAGTTTCATCATCCCCAATTACCAGGTGAGCGGCGAGGTGGTATACACCATCGAGGCTACCGGGGATTTTGACATGCTGTCGTTGGATTCGGTGAGCGTCACGGCGCGCGAGGACATTGGTGGCCGTCCTGTGGGCGTCTACACGATTGGTTCGGTGCCGATCGGCACGGCGCAGACGATGGGCCAAAAGACGCCGTTGCGGTGGCGTGGGAAGTCGTTCCGGCTTTCGTTCCGGACGCAGGATTCGGCGGGGCCGGATGTGTTGGCGGGGTTCTCTGTCTACGCCGAGATACTAGGGAGACGATGATGGCTTTCGGTTTTCTGAAGGATGCGCTTGGCCTTGCGGGAGCCGCTGTCGGTGTCGGGTCGTTGTTCGGCATGGGCCGGGACAAGGGTTCCCGGCAGATGAATGAACTGGCCAGCCGTCAGGCAGCGATTGCCGAAGCCCTGGCCAACCCCAACAGCCCGATGCTCCAACAGGCCCGCGCTCAGGCGATGGAGCAATCTCGTACGGCGCAGTTGCAAGAGCTTCGGGATTACATGAATGCAGCGCAACGCAAGGCTAGGCGGTTTCAGTCTGGTGGGCGGGCGTCGTTTTATGCGGGCAGTCCTCGGCGCGACGAGGCGATCTTTCGGGTTTTGACGGAAGCAGGGCAGAATGAAGCGGCGCGGGCTAGCCAGGCCGCACGCAACCAGTTGCTTCAATCTGCTCAGGGGTATGGCTCTGCTCTGGAAGGCTTGGGTGGCGTTGCCAATCGCCGTGCTGGCGCGCAAGAGCAGCGGATGATTGGGATTGCGAGCGGCTTGGCTGGCCTTGGCGAACTTTCTGGCCGGGTGCCGAAGGTGTTTGGACAGACCAGTCCTGTCCAGGGCAACGTGAACGAGCCGCCGGCACAGAGGCCCAGCTTTACGGTTGGCCAGCCCACGTATCAACCTTTCCGGTGAGGCGTCATGGTTCAGCGTGCGGGACTTGATCTTGGCTCCTTTGACCTGGCCACGGGCGCGTCCGCTCCTGTCCTGACGCCCGCTGCTGTTCCGCCTCCCCCGCCGGTCCTGCCGCGTCGTGCGCCAATGGCCCCGACTGCCGCTCCTGTTGTGCCGCCTGAGCAGATTCAGCAAGCCGCTCGGGACATTCAGATGACGGTTGCCGATGCGGCAGGTGTTGGCGCGCAGAACCAGCCGCGGCCCTCGTATGCGTCCGATGCCCAGCGTCGGGCCACGGAGGTGTCGAGAATCCTCGAAAGCAAGTTGCAGGAGCGTCTGAAGCCTGACTTCGGGGACATTCTCTCGGCAAGCCTTCAGACCCTTTCTGGCCGCGGGCGCACGAACTTCGCGACGGCGTTGCGCGAGGAAGAGAGCAAGGATCTCGGACGGGCCTACAACATCGCCAACGCCCTGTCTGGTTTGCAGCGTGGTGCGGCGGCAGGAGAACTGCGTCCAGCGGATCTGCTTCGGTTTGCAGAACGCCAAGCAGAACGCGGCGATGTCAGGGTCAAGATGGTGTTGGACCAGGTCAATCAGGCTGCGCGCGGCTTTGAGGATGAACCTTCTGCGCGCGAAAACCTGTTGTCTGCCGTCATGGAGGTGGATAGCCCAGAAAAGACGCCGGTTCAGGTGATAAAGGAAGCGGTTGAGCTTGTGCGCGCGGGTGGTTTGGCGTCAAAGCAGCCACGGGCGGCGGCAACGACAGGAACTGCTACTGGCGGCACCGGCGGCGTGACCAAGGACGCAAATGGCATGTGGGTTGCCGCACCCGGCCAGCGGCTGACGCAGGACCAGGCGCAGTCAAATCTTTCGCGCCAGCAAGGCGACCCAACAACGGCTGACCGCATTGACCAGCGGATCAAAGAGCGCGCCATGGGCGTCGGTGGAAGGGGTGCTGATCCAGCGGATAGGTATGCCAAGGCATACGAGGGGTCTCAGGTCGCGTTGGGCCTGATTGATCGGACCCGTGATATTCTGCGTAATAACCCGCAAGCTGTTGGAGCGGCGGGAGCATTGGGCCTGTTCGTACGCGGTGTCGAAGCCCAGGCCCGCGCCCTGATGAACACGCCGGTCCAGTTTTCGACCGGTGGCGGGAATTATCGGGACGTGGACGCCAATCTCCTTGCAAACCCGTCCGCCGCACGGGCGATTTGGGATCGCGTCACCTCCGGAACCGATCTAAAAACAGGGTTTGCCTGGCTTGATAGGGCGCCAGAAGCACAGGCAATGCGGACGAACCTGCTTCTGCTTGCATTTGCTGTGGCGCGTGCGATTGAACCCGGTGGCCGACTGTCGAACCAGGACGTGTCTGGCGTTCTGAATGCGTTGGGTGCCGGCGGTTCTCAGATCTTTACAGACCCGCGTTCCATGGCACGGGCGCTTGATGAGGTTGAGGCGTACGTCAAGAGTTCCACGAACGCGGCATATCGGGGTGCTGTGCAGAGGTTTCCTGAGTTTGGGAAGGTCAACCCGAATGAGCCGTATCCCATGGGCGCTCCGCAGCCAGCAGCGGCCCCAACGGCAAGCCCCCAAACGGGGGCAACTTCTGCGCCTAGCGCGGCAAGGTTCAGCGAAGGTGCCATTGCGGTCAACCCAAGCACGGGGCAGAGGGTTCGATTCACCAATGGTAGATGGGAGCCGGTTCAATGAGTGAGCTTCCGCCTGGATTTGTCCTTGAGTCTGATCTCCCCAAGGGCTTCGTGCTTGAGTCGCCGGGACAGACGCAACAGCCCCAGGAGGAAAGCCCTCGCGCGGCAAGCATTCGGCAAAAGATATCCGAGCTTGGTCCCGATCTTGGCCCCCCTAACTTGCGGATGCGGCCAAGTGAGTCTCGGCTGGCCATGCAGCAGCAAGCAGAGCGGCAGCGTCTCGCGCAAGAGTTGCAGTTTGAGCAGGAGGGCGTTCGCATTGGTGAGGCCCCGGTTGAGGCGCGCGTCAAGTCTGGCCTCGGCATCAGCAGGGCGCAGGGGTATCAGTCTGCCCTCGGCCCCGACTACCAGGTCCGCGAAATCAAATCTGAAGGACCGTTGCAGGGCGAGGTCGTGTTTCGCAAGGAGGGCGAGCAGGGATGGACGACGGTTCGCGACCCCTATCCGCTTCTTAGCCCGATGGATGTTGGCGCACGCGCACGGGACATTCAGTCGCTGCGTTATACTGCGGTCCCAGAGGCGATCGGCGCTGCTGGTGGCGCACTCGGAGCGGCTTCGCGCTTGCCTGGGGTTGCAACCAAGCCATTGTTCATGGCCCCTGCGCTTGGTGGCTTGGCGAGGTTTGGCGCGGAAATGTCGCGCATGCAGGAGGGTCGCCGCCAGGGGATCATCCCGCCAGATATTTCTGACGCCGAAATCAGCGCCGTTGCATTGAACGAAGCCTTGGGCCAAGCAATTGGTGAGTTTGGCGGCGTCGCTCTTTATTCGGCATTCAAGGCCCTCCGCGGGCGCGGACTTCCTGACCTTGGCGATTTGACGCCTGATCAACTGCAAGCGGGCATTGATAGCCTTAAGCAGAAGCTCGGGCCGGAAGGGGCGAAACTGATCACGATCGGGGACATCCTCTCCGAGATTGGCCATCCTGCGGCGAGCATCTTCAAGAGCGGCGAGGAAAAGGCGGCTCGCACGTCTGGGGCGATGCTCCAGCCGGATTTCGCTAACCGCCTTGCTGCGAAGGAGCAGTTCTCAGGCCAGCAGTTGCAGCAGGTCATCCCAGAGGGTGCGACGCCGGCACGGGTGGACGTGGAACAGCTTGGCCGTTCGGTTGAGGCCGCGGCTCCCGGCATTGAGGAGTTCGGGGCGGCGACGCGAGCAGTTCCAGGCGCTCAACCCCCATCCTCGGCGGCGAATCTTGGCGAGCGAGTTGTCCAGACGCTGCGTGACGCAGAGCGCGCTGGCCAGGAGGCAATCCAGAAGGTCTACCAGCGACTGTCTGGCACGGTTGGCGAAGTTGGCGAACTGCCGACTGCGACCGAGAAGGCGATCACAGAACTGGGCGAGGACTTTCGCACGCGGATCTTCCCGGCCCTTTCTGATGACCAGAAGAAACTGGTCACAGATGCGACACGCACGTTGTATCGGGAGACGCCGGGAACGCCAGGCGGGTTCGGCCCTGACGATGAGGTGTTCATCCCTGCTGCTGAAGGTGGTCGAGAGCTTAAGGAGATCTCCTTCCTTCAGTACCAGAAGGCCATCTCTGACATCCGGCGGGCCATTCGCCTCGGATACAAGGGCGAGTGGAGCGGCGAGCTTGGCCAGCTCGACACGCTGGAGCGGGCGCTGATCGCAGACCGCGACCGACTGCTCATGAAGACGATGGGGCCTGATGCGGTCAAGGAACTGAACGACGCTGACGCGGGCTGGGCGGCGCTGAAGAACACGTTCCGCCGCGCCAAGTTGGCCGAAGCGTTCAAGGTCAGCCCCAAACTGGCGCGTTCGGAAACCTCTGAGGACTTCCTAGGCGACCTGTCGATGGACTTCGATACGGCCCAGGCGGTGAAGCCGTATTTGCAGGGCCGGGAGTTGGCAGAAGTCCGCGGCATGCTCATGCTGCAACTGTCTGAGCTTGGCGTTGCCTACGGGCGTGGCCGAGAGATCCGGCAGGGCGTGTTGGAGCGGGCGATCAATGCGTCGGATTCTCCGATCGGAGTGTTCTTCAACCAGGCAGAGCGCAAGGGCCTGACCAGCGGGGCAAAGCTCCAGGAGATCCGCAAGGCCATCGGTGTTGCCGATCGCCAGGACTTCGGCTCATGGTTCGATAGCTTTTACAGCGCCAAGAACATCGGACAGGCTGATGCCTTGTATCGTCGTCTTGCGTCCAACCCTGCGAATGCCCCTGTTGCCGATGCGATCCGCTCGATGGTTCGGCAGCGTGTCTACGACGATCTCAGCACGAAGGGGTCGCAGAACGTCGCAAAAGTTCTGGACGTGGACAAGTTTGAATCCCTCGTTCGCGATCCCCGGCAACTGCAATGGCTCGAGCGGTCTCTCGGCCCTGATTTCGCCGCGCGGCTTGGGATGGTGAGCGAGGCGACGAGGGCGTTGTTCCCCGCCGGCCAGCGGGTCAACCTCGGCGCAGAGACGAAAGCCGCAAGCGTCACGATGGAAGCGATCCGCCGCGGCAGTCGCGCGGTTGTCGGCGTTCTCAGCCCGAAGGCCAGGGCGCTGACCTATGCCCTCAATGTCGCCAACGCAGACATGAAGCAGCGGATTGCCCGTGCGGTTCTCGACCCCGAGTATTTCACGCGGCTGATGCGCCAGTCCCGCAGCACGGCTGGTGGCCGGGTGACGGCGACAACCTTGGGCGCTGCGCTCAATGAGAATGAGTTTGGCGATACGAACGTCTGGTGGTCTGATCTACCGGGCAAGTGGTCTGAAAATGTCTCTCGGATGATGCCTCAGTAAGGAGATTGCGATGAAAAAGATGAAAGGCCCGGCCAAGGTCGAGAAGGTAATGGGCGAATACAAGCGTGGCGCCCTGCATTCCGGCAAGGGCGGTCCCGTGGTGAAGAAGCGGGGCCAGGCGATCGCCATTGCCCTGTCGGAAGCCGGTATGACCAAGAAGCGGAGGAAGTGATGCCCAGCCATTACGGTCACGAAAAGAGCGAGTCCAAGGCCGAGAAGAGCCGCGAGTATGGCGGCAAGAAGGCCATGGGGTCGTGCAAGGTTGATTGCCAGTACCCGACTGGCGTGACGCCTTCGGCCAAGGTAAGCATGTCGGCGCAGAAGACGAACCCTGCGCGGAGAAACCGCAACTACCGGTGACATCATGCCCGCTCTGAGCAAATCGACGCTGAAGGCGACGTGGGTTTCTTTCTTCCAGCCTACGTCTGCCGACTTCTCAAACCTCATCGACTCCTGGACGGACTACAATCCCTCGCTGGAAGTGCTGGGGGCGTCGGTTTCCGGCGGCTCGACGGGGGTTCCCAACTTCACAGGGCCGTCAGCGGTCAGCTTTGTCGCTGTAGGGGCGACGGGGTCTGCGCTGCTGCCAACTGGGACTGCGGCATCTGCCCGTTCCGTCCTGGAGTTGGGAACCCTCGCCACACAGAACACGGTCTCGGCGGCGAACATCGATGCGGCGTCGGTGTCTGCGGCGGCGATCGTGGACAACTCGATCACCCTGGCGAAGCTCGCGCGGGTGGGGACGAGCGGTCAGGTTCTGGTGTCGAACGGCACGGGTGCAGATGCTGCGTTTGCCTGGACCGGGCTGACCCAGCCGCCGGTTCTGTCCACGCTGGCGACGGTCACGGCGATCACCGCGGCTATGCCCTACGACGACACGCCGCCGCTTTCGAGCGAGGGCAACGAGATCCTGACGGCGACGATCACGCCGCGCTCTGCCACGACGACGCTTGAGATCGAGGCGATCATCTACTGTGCATCGACCGCTGGGAACATCGCCATGGGCCTGTTCCAGGACGCGACGGTGACGGCTCGGGCGGCGGCGGGGACGAGCAACACGAATCGCGCGAACGCCATGGGAAACATCGTGCTGCGGCATAGGATGACATCCGGCACGACATCCCCGACGACGTTTCGGATACGTGCCGGCGCGGCGTCTGGCACGCTGACAATCAACGGCGAGTCGAGTGCGCGCTTGTTTGGCGGTGTGCTTGAATCGAGCCTCAAGGTGACGGAGATCGCATGACCGCCCTGTCCAAAGCGACGCTGAAGAACATCTGGCGCGCGGGGTTCCAGCCGAAGGCGTCGGACTTTGCCAACCTGATCGACTCCTGGACCGACTATAACCAGTCGCTTGAGAACCTGTCACAGTCGGTGTCTGCCGGCACGACGGGCGTGGCGTTGTTTGAGCCTGGGTCTGTCGTGACGTTCGTGGCGGCTTCTGCGGCTGCTATCGCTGGCGTGCCACTATATTCAGGGATCTTTAGCGCCGCTCAAACGGCCCCAGTTGGGGCCAATATGGTATATGCGCAAACCAGCGCTGCCGGAGGTCCAATTTTCAATCTCTTGGCCGTTGGGGGGGCAGGGTCAAACCTTGCAATAACCAACACCAATTTAACGACATACCAGGGGTCTGCGGGCGTCACTTTTGGCAATTTTTTAAATGCGCGACTTTACAGCGGAACGCCCTCGTCTCAATTGCCAGTACCGGCCAACAGAACTGTGTATTCATTCCTGGCCTATGCCTATGGAGACTCCCAATTATTGCCGGGGGCTGGCTACAGGGCGCGCACAATAGCAGCCACATCAGCCGTTCCAAACATTGAGCTTCAGTTCTTCGTTGGAGATTCCGTTAATAACTTTTCTTCTGGCGATCAGCAGCTTCGGGTTCGCCGCGGGGCGATCAACTTCCAGCCCAAATCCGCCGCTCCTGCCTCCCCCGCAGAGGGCGACGTGTACTACGACAGCGTGCTGCAAAAGCTGCGCTGCTACAACGGCACGATCTGGAACGACCTTTTCTGAGGACGCCATGCCCGAAGTTGACCGTGACCTTGGTCGCCTGGAAGGGCGGCTAGACGAGTTCATAGAGGCCAGGGTGGCGCGCGACAAGCGCACCGACGAGCGGTTCGACCGCCTGGAAGCCAAGGTGCAAAGCCTTCTCGACGCCGCCAACATGGGCAAGGGCGCGTGGTGGATCAGCGTCAAGATCGGCGGAATGATCATGACCGTCATGGCCGCTCTGGCCTACCTCGTAGAAAAGATCCGGTGGCATTGATGCTGGCAGCAATCCTCCCCGTCCTCGGCCCGATCCTCGGCCAGGTGGCTAAATCGGTCTTCCCGAATGCGGAGGACGAGATCCGGCGGCTTGAGATCCAAGCGCGCTTGCAGGAGGCCCTGATCGCCAATCAGGCGCAGATCGAGGCTGCGGCGACGCAGGTCATCCAGGCTGAAATTGCCGGCGAGTCCTGGCTGCAAAAGAACTGGCGACCGATCACGATGTTGGTCTTCCTGGCGCTGATCGTCGGCAAATGGCTGGCGTGGACTGCGCCAGGCATCAGCGAAGCCCTGGAGCTGCGACTGCTGGGGCTGATCGAGATCGGCCTCGGTGGATACGTGATTGGCCGATCGGTCGAGAAGGTAGCCCCAGCGATTGCACAGGCGCTCAGTAAGACCAAATGACCCGCAGGGTGTCGCGGGTATCTACGTGGATGAACCGCTTGTCGTGCGGGCCGGTCTGAGCAATGCCGATTCCGCGGAACCCGCAAGCGATGGCCCTGGCGACGACCTCGTAGGCGTCCTCGCCAGAACAGAGGATGTCAGCCGCTTTCCCCTTTGCATGCCATCCAGGGGCCGGTTTCGAGGCCTCTGAGGGGTGGGAATGATGCCGGTAGGCCGAAGATAGCCTGACCGGCCTTCCCAGCATCTCCCGCAAGTTGTCGAGGCGCGCGAGGAAGTCTGGGTCCATTTTGCAGTACCCGGTGCGCGAGCATTCAAGCTCCCGTCGCGAGAAGTAGCGGCTCATTTTAGCATCCATACCCTTAGTCCTCCTTCCTGTCGCTCGACGTGAAACTCATGGCCCTTGCGCCTCATGCGCCTGAGAGCAAACCATAGCCGCGGCCGCGAGGTCCCGGTTACGAGGAAAGATTGTCCCGGCCGGAGCAAAGGCCACGCGCAGAAAACGCGACCCTTGCCCCGCGGGATGATCTTAGACTGCCGCGGCTCTTTCGAGCTTGCCGGCGGCGTTGAGAGCGGTCGTTTGGACGACATCGTCGGCGCTCATCTTGGCAATCAGTCGCAGCGTGGCCGTAGCATACGCGACCGGGTGCGATTTGGCCACCACATCCCAGGCGTCCTTCGGCTCCACAGTCGGAACCGGCGCGACGATCTTGCGCGGACGCCCCCGCTTCTTCTTCTCCTTGACCGGCTCCGTGACTTCGGTCCGGTTCTCAATTGCAAAGTCGCTCATATCTTGCCCCTTTTGTTGGCTGACATTGTCTGCCAGGCGTCGATCACTCGTTCGCGCCAGGCTCGTTCGTGCCGCAGCTTCTCTGCTGCGATGAAGGTCTGCCGCTTCTCCTCCAGGGCTTGCCTGTACCTGTCGCTGGCATAGGCTTCGGCCTCTCGGTCTGCGGCGCGTGGGAGTTCTGACTTCAGGTATTCATGCGCGTACACCGTTTTCAAGAGTTCCGCTGCGTAGTCGGCGTCGGCGCGGGCGATCGCAGCTTTGTCGCCCAGCCGTTCCAGAGCGTCGAGGTGGCGCTCCACATCCTCCTCGCTGATCATCAGAAGGGAACGTCGTCATCGAGTTCGCTTGCCGCAGGGCTATTGGTCCTGGACGGGGCCTCGTCCCGCTGCTTCGGCTCCATCAGGGCAATCTGCACCTTCCCCTCTTTCGAGGCGACCGGGACGTAGTCAAGGTAGAGCGTGTAGCCCGTCCCCTTCTTGCTCCGGAACGCGGTGCCAATCCTTGTCCAGTAGGTCTTCCCGTTGCGGCCTTCCTGGCCGTGCAGGGCATCAAGCCTGTCCATTGTCTTTCCTTTCCATGCGCCGCTTGAGCATCGTTGCCCCAGCCGAATCGAGGATGCTGATCGTCTCGTCCGACCAGTTCATCACGACGACCTTGATATCTTCGTCCGTGAGGTTGGCGTCTGCGTGTCGGTTGAGGAAGGCAACCAGCATCTGAGTCAGATCCTCCCTGATGTGGTTCTCCCGCTCAACCAGGGCTTCCTTCATGCGGTCGATCTCGTCCAACGCCGCTTGCACGGCGCGCAGGCAGAGCCGATCAACGACTGGGAGGTTGGTGGCATCGTACTTCGTCCGCATGGTCGCGGCGATGCTTTCAACCATGTCGAGGCTCTCCTTCACGGCTGCACCTCCAGTTCCGCCAGGCGATCGTCCTTGGCCTTCATGATGGCGGCGTAGCCCTCCTCGCTCGCCTTCTTGATCTCCAGGAGGATGACCTTCTCCCTGAGCAGGATCTCCGCGATATCAGTTGCAAGGGCTGCGTCGAGGATGGCCGTGCGGATGCGCTTGAACTCGTCCCGCACAGACGGCTTTGCGGGCGCTTGCGGCGGGCGATCCTTGACGGTCTGGACCGTGTTGCCATCGGCGGCGTTGGCGTCATCGTCCTCCTCGGCAGCGAGACCGAAGAAGCTCGCCACCTGATACCGGCGGGCGAAGGTGATCACGCTGCCCATCTCCTGCATCTTGGCAACGCGCGCCTGGTCGAGCGGCATGCAGGTCGAGATCATGCCCCCCGCCGAGTGCATGAGCCGCAGACACATGACCATGCCCTCTGGGCTGCGCTCCAGCGTCTGCGTCATCGACAACCCATTGTCAGACAGCGGTTTGCGGATGCCGTCGAGGATCGCATCCAACGTGGCATAAGCGAACTTGTACGCACCCCGATCGCTCTTGACGGAGACCTCCCGGTTCTTGGTCGGGTTCGACATGCTGCCCTGGGCCTTGGCGAGGGCGGCGTAGAGTGCTGCTTCGGGGTTCATCACGCGCTCTCCTTGATGGTGGCCGCGCCACGCTTGTTGCGGGTGAGGCTGATGCCGTGACCGGTCGCCGCTTTCACGTCAGCGCCAACCAGGGCCTTGATGCCGGAAGCGGCGGTGTCGAACGCCTTGGCCGCGGCCTTGTTCGCCAGCCAATCGGCAGCGCAACTGGCCCATTCGTTGTTCCCGGTCATGCTGACCACACGGAACGGCTCGGGAGGGGCCACGTTGGGCGGCGCGTCGGACGGCGGGATGCGGTAGGTGACGCACTCCCAGAAGTCCGCCTCAACCTCCATCAACTTCGCCGCATACTCGTCGTTGAACTCGATCTCGGCGTAGTCGTACTCGTTGCCAGAGATGACCGACAGGAACGCCTTGCGACGCCCGGTGACGATCATGCTGTGGTGCAACTGAGGCTGATACTTGGCGATCGTGTCGGCCATCGAGAAGCGCGCGTTGACGTGCTTGGCCTCGACAATCGCGTCCTCCAGCAGACCGTCAGGCGTGCATGCCATCCAGCCGTTAGCGTGGACGATGCGCTCCTGCTGGCCGGTCAGGGTCCAACCGGTCTTGATTGAAAACCAGGCGAGGTTGAACGGCTCGGTGAACGTGCCGAGTTGGACCGGGAACACGTCGTCCAAGCTTTCCGGCGCCGCCGCTCCGGTCTTAACCTTCCACAGGTCGAGGCGCTGCTGCGCGGTCCCACCCATGATGATATTTGCGTCGGACGCGCCCAGATATTTGCGACGCTCCTCATGCCACTCAGAAGTTTTCGGCGTATTCATCAGCTTTATCCTCCACGGTTAGCTGTGAGGATTGCTCTGTATCATCATTTCCGTCGGCTTGTACACGGGAAAATGTCGGCAAGCGTGAAAAAGCTGGGCCGGCGACGCACCTCCTGCGCGTCAACAGGCGATCTCGCGCAGAAAGCCAATGGCGCTTGTCGATCGGCAGGTACGATGGCGCGGTATTCCCTTTGAAGATATCCGCGATTGCCGCGTCCCAGGCCCGGTATGCGATCCCGTCAACGCCAGGCGTCAGGCAGGACCAGAACTCCTGCTCGGTGGCGTCGAGCCTCCGCGCCGCTTCTTCGATGCGATGCTGGTGATGCTCCCGCGTGCGCTCGATGATGCGGTTGCGAAGGGCGTGGGCGGTCTTGTTCTTGATCATCCACGCTGCCGCCGCAGGATCAACTGCCGTCTCCTGCTCTGGCTCCTGCATGGCGTCTGGCTCGTCCAGCCACCGCTGCTGGTTCAGCCAGGTGCCGCCGTGGGCGATGAATTGCGGATCGGTCCCACGCTTCGCCGCGGCATAGCGTTTTGCGCCCTCCACGATGACGCTGGGCGCGATCTTCATGCGCTTGGTGACCTTCTCCCATGATTTCTCGGCTGCGCCTCGCCCGACCCTGCGCGGGTACACGGCCCAAAAGTCCGCGAATGTTGGCTCTGCGGTCATCCGCTTGCTCCCCAAGACCACTCTGTTGGCCCATAAAACCGTGGCGGGCTTTGCAGCGGATCATCTCCGCACATGGCCACGATCTCCAAGCTGCCGTATGCGTCTGCGAAGTCGGCCCCCTTGCGGATCATGCGCCAGGCTGTGAAATGCCCGCGCAGTCCAGGAACCTCTGCGATCAGATCTCCGATGTGGTGCGGGTTGAAGCGCCGCTTGTCATCGAAGGATCGCTTCTTGGCAGAAAAGTCCCTGCTCCTGACCTTTGTAAGCCTCATTGATTCCTCCATCAGTTCTCTGGCGTGTCAAACAAACTGCCGGTCTTCACCGGACGCTTGGCACGCACTCTGGGCGGACAGTTATGCCCATCCCAGCATTGGGCCATTACGCCGGCCAATCGCCCGGTCTCGTTGTGGTGCCGCGCGATGTCGGTGCTATCCACAGACGCGAAAGGATACCCGCTTTTCGCCATCCGCATCCCCCGCAGCATGTGGAGCCACGTGGGGGACGGTCCTCCGTTGCACAACTGGGTGAACACGTCATCCATTCGTATCCGCCATTTTTCATCGCCGACTGTGGCGTATTCTCCGGACGATCCAATGCAAACCCTGTCAAAGCGGTCGCAGAGCCGTAGCAAGCGGGGGATCGATTCATGCACATGCCATACCGGAGCGCCCGCTCGCGGCCCATGCGGCCATTGCCTGATGAGTTCGTCGTTCTCCTCCTCTGTGCCTTCGATCACGTCAGGGATGACTGCCCAGGTCGTGCGATACTCCAGCCACCGCTCGCACCAGGCGTAGTACCCTGTCCAGTCCGTCCCCTTGCCCGATCGCCACGCCGAAAATGCTCCGTTGTCGAGCATGACGCTTTGGCCAATTTCGTGGCACACCTCAACCTGCCGCGGGTCTGCGAAACTGACGCAGAAGTTGCGCCCAGCAAGCTGATAGATGACGTGATGGGGTGTGATGGGCGTCCCGTGGTAGTGAACCGTCACACCCGCCTCCACAGGAAGTATGCCACGACAACCGCGCCAGCCATTTTCGCGACCAACATGATCGTGAGGGTGACCGGGTTGATTGCGGCTAGGCCGAATGCGATGCCTGAGAACAATACGGTGTCCACGGGGACGCTGGCCGCGCTTGATAGCAGGATGCGCTTTCCGAGAGGCGCATTTGTCCAGCGGAAGATGGCGTAGTCGATCATCTCAGACGCAAGGAACGCTATTGCGCTAGCAGTTGCAATTCGTGGGTCGCTCGTCAGGTAACTCAGCCCCATCCCAATGGCTATCGGCACGAAAATGGCCCTATCTCCGATCTCGCGGTGAGCGAGGTCGCGCAGCACCAGCCATAGCCCGACGATGATAGATAGGGGATGCCAGACATAGCTTGTCCCCGGCACCGGCAGGACGCCGATGTATCCAAACAGCCAATTCGTGAGCGGCATCGCCGCGATGTACACGACGGTCCACTTGATTTGCGCGAGCTTGCTCATCGATATCCGCTCCTTTGTCTTGCCTCAATTTCGAGGGGGTGATTTTCATAGCCATGAAGGAAAAGCCACCACAGATACCGCGCCGAGAACCCCCACGGGCCGTATCGCTCGATCTGCTCCAGGTGGACCTCTTCATGCGCGACGAGCCCGTGGTCCGGTGGCCACGTCGCGTAATACGCGATGCGCCAGGGCATCGTGATCGCCGCGTAGCCGGTGGCGCGCAGCCACCAGCGGATCGGCAGCGGGGCGGGGCGGTGGGTCATGGCTTGGCCTCCAGCGCGGCGCGCAGATTCTCCTCCCAATACTCCCAGCCCTTTCCGGCCGGGTCATAGGTATCGGAATCCTCGTAGTCGATGAGTGCCTGTGCTGCTGCGCGTATGGTCTCCAGCACCTCGACGCGGGCGCGCAGCCGCTCGGCCTCCTGACAGGAAACGGTCCCGCGCACGCAGTTGACGGTGAGCGCGCCGGGTTGCGCCAGGACGACGCTCGACTCGACCAGAGCGCGGAGACGAATGATTTCGTCGGCGGCACGATCGACTATAGATCTGTCGATCTGCCACTCCTCTGCGTATTCGCGCAAACGCTCCACGATGTCGCTCATAGCTTGGCCTCCTCCTGCCTGAAATCGCAAGCCGCCTCCATCTCCGCTCTCATCCTCGCGTTGATGGCCTCGACGCGCGCGCAACGCTCGGCGAAATCGAGGGCGGCGACGCTTAATTGATCGCTCACATCGCGCAGCACCTCGACGCGGGCGCGCAGCCGCTCGATCTCGGCGGCGGCGTCGTGGTGAAGCGCGATGTGACACCACCCCGTTGTGACCTCTGATGGAGCGCGCAGACGCTTGACGATATCGTCGCTCATGGCTCATCTCCCGCATCTGGCCCACAGTCATCAGCCTCAGACTTTCTCTCTACGATCTTCAAGATGTTAAGGAGATGTCCGGTTGTCAGGGGAATCGACCCATTTCGTTTTACCGATTCCTGCATCACCTCGATTAGACGCTCTAAGTCGCTCATGGCTTGGCCTCCAGTGCGGCGCGGGCGCGGTCTCTAGCGGACAATCGGGTGGGTGGATAGTCGAGACGCCCGATGAATCTCATTTCGCGTTCCAAGTGTTCGACACGGGCGCGGAGGCGCTCGATCTCGGCGGCGGCTTCGCCGAACAAACCGACACGTCCAAAGTCCGTCATAAGATCTGGCGGGACGCGCAGTTTCTTTACGATATCTCCGCTCATGGCTTGGCCTCCTCGATGACGATGCCGACGCGCCGCATCTGTGCCAGCCTCGCGCGCCAGATCTTGCGCTGCTGCTCTTCTCGCTCCTCTTGTTGAGGGAACGATATGCCCGCCCGCTTTGCCAGAGGGTCGTTCAAGATCAAGTCAATCAGGCGCTGATCGAGCGCAGGGTCTGATTGGCAGTCCTCGTAAAGAACGACGGGAAAAATCGCGACCACCTCGCCCTCGTCGGAGGCGTAGACGATTTCGTAATCGCCGCGCGCTAATCCCTGTAGCAGCTTGCGATGATTGCGCGTGCGCCTCTCAAGCTCGGAGCGCAAATCCCCGATTTCCTCGCACATGCGGGCGCGGAGCATCATCTCCGAGACCATTCCGGTCTGGTGGTCGGGATGCTCCATGGCGCGTTCGTGCCACGTTTTGATTTCGGTCATCGTCCATCCTCCTTCTCCACAAGGGCAAGCCCAGCCTCATCCGCGGCGTGCATCCACCGCCAAGCCAGACCCAGCCACACCTCACGCTCGGCGGGCCTCAGTTCCTTCCAGGAGCGGCCCCCATGCTCTCGACAGTTATTGGCGACCATCGCAGCCGCCAGCCTCTCAGCACTCATTTCAGAACCTCCGGATCAATGATCACCCCATGACCAGCCGCCAGCTTCAGCGCCTGGAGATGTCTGCGCGCCGGCAACTTGCCTCGCGCCAGCCAATTGTGGACCGCCTGTGGCGTCACGCCGAAAGCGCGAGCCGTCTCGGCTCCGCCGCCCAGCATCAAGATGAGTTCACGCAGCGTTGTCATTCGGCCAGCCCCAGGGCAACCAGCGCGCCGGCTATAATGATTGCGATCCACACGAAAATACGCACGGCATCAATCTTTCGCATTGTCTCCTCCGTCAACGGTAGGTTTAGTGTGCATCGGTTCAGGCATCCAGTCAACCTCTGGCGTCCATCGGCACTCGGCGGCGATGACGACGTGGTTTTTCGGGGTGCGAATCTTATGCTCGGCAATGGCGTATCGGCACGCGGCCTGGGTATCGAACCATTGGTTGAAGCCGAAGCAGGGGCGCCCCAGGGCGAGGGGCGCGCAGAAGACGATCGCGAGCTTAATCATGCGATGGCCCTCAGGGTTGCTGGCTGCGGAGGCGTTCGTTCTCTGCTTTCAGCCGCTCAATCTCGGCCTTCAACGCCTTCATGTCCTGGATCTGCTTTGGGAGAGGTTCTCCCGCCCGTATACGCCGGAAGTCGGCAGCGTCAACGAGCCAGCGTCCGAGAATCTTGCGGGCAGGCAGCGCGCCTCGCTTGATGGCGAGATACACAGATCCATGCTCCATGTGCAGCTCGCGAGCTATATCGCTGATGGTGTACGGGGCGTTTTCGTCGCGGTCTCGGTCAAACTCCATCGGTTCCTCCGGTTGCAACTGGTTTCAATCTATTTGCAATCAAGTCGTTGGTTGCAATCAGGACTTGCGCCAATCGATCTCGTCGCTGTTGCCTTTGCCAAGGTTGCACGCCGCGCACAGCACTTGCAGGTTGTCGATCGACAACTCTAGGTGCGGGAACCGAGATCTTGGCTTGATGTGATCGACGTGCATTTTGACCGCTCCCCCAGGTGTCGCGCCGCAAACAGCGCATTGCCGGCCATACTTCTTGAGCGCCATGTACCGGACTTGAAGCCATTCAGGGCTATCGTAGAAACCCTTTGGCTTGACCTTCTTTGGCTTCTTCCCCCGAAACTGATTGCGAAGTGATCGGCTTGGATCTGCGTAGTCAGCTATCGCCGCCCAGTCGACCCAGAGCGGATTCATCTTCACCACCGAGTCAGGCAGGTTCCACCGCTTCTTGCAGACCTCCGCGAGCAACCTCTGATCCTTCGCAAACCGGCCGGCGATCTCTTGATCGTATCCCGCCCTCTCCAGACTGGTGATGATCCGATAACGGCTCTCGACCAGCCTGCCCTTCAGCCTCTTCATCTTCCTAAACCCTCTATTCGGTTGGTGAGCGGACGCAGTTAGCCTCTTGTCTTGAAGAGGCTTCTGCTTATTCGGTCGGAGCCGCATCAGCAGATCGAAACGGGAACTCACTTTTCATGAGCGGGCAGGTTGGCGGTACTCCCTTTGCTCCCCGTAGCCTTGTCTTTCGACACCAGCGGGCGACCACGCAACCTCTCGATAAGCTGCATGGTTCGTCGGATCTCAATCCATCACTTCCCCGGCAGACCCTCTCGGGCGGCACAGGGTGATCCCGCATTCCTGCTGTTTGACCCAAAGGCGCAGAGCGGAGCCGGCGGACGGCCATCCTTGCAGGGCTAAGGACACGGGTGTAGAACACCGCATGACCAAGCCCTGTCAGGCTATGGTCCACGACGTTGGAGGCTGGATACCTCGCATCGTCAGGGAGCCGGGGGTTGCTCGCCCCCGGCACCCACACACCAGCACTATTCGCCGGCTGAGTCAACATCCCCTCTGCCTCGGCATCGATCGCACCGCTCCCACCGGACGATCCATCGCTCCGACGTGGAGCCAGACGGCCGCGGGCAGGACTCGATGTGTCGCACCATGCCGTCACCCTCGCAGGTGGGGCATACCGAGTGCCTGGACAGCGGGGCGGGCGCGGGCGGCTCGTTTGAGTTCATCGTACTCCTCCAGGGTTCCCGCACGCTTGGCCAGTTGGACCGCCGAGTTGTGTCTGGCGCGGCCCAGGTAGGCGGCGATCGTCGTTGTGGACCAGGTGCGGATGCAATCGTACAGCAGCCCAGCGGCAGCGGCGCGGGCGCGGCGGAGATTGCCGTCTCGACGCATGCCCAGGAGGTCATCCAAGCGCACGTCGTAGTGCGCCTGGACAACGTCGAGGATTGCGTCAGCGGCTTGCTGCTCAGGCGACCGCACGGTCAGCCTCGCGGGCGCGGGCGATCGCATCCCGGCGGTTCGCGACCTCGGTGAGCAACAGGTTGGCGATCGCTTCCATGTCGGCGGACTCGATCGACAGGTCGAGGTCACCGATCTTCAGGTGACCGTAGGTCGCGTGGTATTCGGCCGCGCCGGGCCGCACCGCTTCCTTGGGCGTCCAGCTCCAGGTGACGCGCGGCTCGCCATAGTAGCGGCCGTGAGCGTGAACGCGGATCTGTTTCTCGGTCATCGTAGGTTCCTCCTTTGGGGCCAGGCCAATCCTGACGCACCCTGCTGCCGCCCGCGGACGAGCGGTAGCCGGCTGCGTCAGACCGGGTCGGGATAGTCGCCCTGGCCCGAGTAGCAGCCGCGGTCGCGCCATTGTTCGGCCTCGCGATCTTCCATCTCCCATTGAATATCCGACGCGCGCGACAATTCGGCGCTGGTCGGGTTGTAGGGCGCTTCGGACGCGCTGCAATGCCGCTCCCAGAGGAAGGCGATCTCGCGATCGCGCAGCGTCTTCAGGTACTTCTGATATTCGGTCATATCCATCTCCCTCACGCATCCATCTCAATATCGAGAGCCAGCCAGCGCCCGTTGACCGCATCCCAGCGCCGCCCGAGCTTGACGCGCAGCCGATCCCTGTGGGCGATCTCGGCCTGGGTAACGATCCCATGCACGCTGCCGACCAGCATGCAGATGCGGGTTTCAATGTTTTGCAGGGACTTTTCGTCGGTCGTCATGCTTTCCTCCGTTCAGTACTTGACCATGTCGGCGATCGGGCATGACGTGCGCGTGCCATCGTCCCACGCGACCATCGCCAGCGTCGTGTCGATCGGCCACAGGATCGTCCCGTGGCTCGCGCCGACGACCGGCAAGCCGTCGTCATCCTCGCCCACGACGACGCCGTTAACCGCGACATACGCGCCGACGAAAAGCCCCGCGGCCACGAGCGCATCGTTGGCCTCGATTTTGTTGTCCCAGGTATTCGCTTCGTTCATGTCGTCCTCCGTTGTGAATGTCGCATAGGCCCATATCGCCCTGTTCGCGTCAAACATTATTTCGGCCCCAAGAGAGAAAATCCCCCATTATTCCCCTAATATCATCAGCCCCAGCGGCGCTTGCGCGAAATAGGGCAATATGTCTGCGTCAGCGGCGCGGTCGCGAGGGGCCATTGCGACCAGGTCGAGGGTAGGGGCGGTGCCGGCGCGCGGCTCGCATGCGTGACCAGGCGGCTCGGCCAGGCCGGAAGGGTAAGGGGGAGGCTTGCGCCTCCCCTCCCCCTAGTGTGCGATCAGCGAACCGATGATGATGATGGCGATGGCCAAGGCGATAAGTTCGAGCGTCGCGCGGATCATCGGAACCAGCGATCAGCGATGCGAAGCCCAAAGCATTCGGTAGCCTTGGCGACGACCCGATCACGATAGCCGCCCATGTCGCGCGGCATGTTCCAGTAGGCTTCGATAGCTTCTGAGATATACCGACATGCCGCCGCGCGGTACTCAACGGGTTCATACTGGCATGCCACGAAGTCCCAGTCGCGACCATTCCACGTCAAGCGATTGGTTCCGCGCGGTAGCGATGCGTCAATCACGCCCGTGATCTGCAGATAGGCCAGCATCTTTCGAGCTTCCCGCAGGTTGCGATAATGCATCCGACAATCGGCGCGATACGCAGCTACCGCGTCGGCATAATCCGCCGCTCTTGGCCCATTGCGACGGCGGATGAAAACCGACAATGCATGAAGACGTTCTTGATGCTGATACGGTCTCGGCTTCATGTCAGCCTCCAGACGTCACGAACAGAACGACGCAACGACCGTTCGGGCGTATGTCGATAATGTCGCCAGAGTCATGGACCTCGCAACGCTGACCGGTTAACCCCGCCCAGGCTTTCGCGCGGCGCACGATCATGCGGCGGCTAGCGTTGTCGGGTATGTCGAGGGTGTCGCGCTTGACCCAGGAATAATTCGCCTCGTTCCCGAAAGTGTCGGTCAGTTCCAAGTTATACGTCATCATATCCTCCGTTAGCCTCTTCAGGCGCCGCGTGACGGCGCGACGGGGCATTGCCCCGTTTCGGCTTACCTTATCCCTTGCGTGCAAACATGTTTTCGAGCGCGGCAATGAACGCGTCGCATTGCTCGCCATCGCGTTCTGTCGCGGCCGCATATTGATGCCGCATCGCTTCGGCCAGACCGTCGATGTAGGCAAGCGCTACCGTCCAGCGATCAGTCTGGTACTCGGCGCAATGATCGTCTTCGTCTTCGCCAGCGACCACGACCGTAAAACGCGGTCCGGGTATTTCACGCGCGTCTGGGTCTTCCCGATCTACCCAAACGACCACCCTGCCCATGGACGACGAGTAAGCGATGAAATGCGGACAGCTATCGTTTCGGTAGCTCACGTCAACCCAGGCCTCGGGAATGCGAGGCATTTCGAGCGGGTTCATGTGAGGGAAGGCTTCGAGATACGACATGGTTCAATCCTCCGACGGGTAGATCAGGGCGAAGATGCCGACGGCCGCGACGCATGCGGCGGCGATGCAGACGATGATCGGAGTGAAGTCAAAATCGAGCATGGTTCCTCCATGGGCTAAATGCCCAAGCGGGTGCATAGCGTGAATAGGGCGAACGCGTCAATAGTGACGATGCGACGGGGACGAGATAATTTCGGCTCGGAAAAGCGAGGCCATGAAAAGAACTCCCTTCCTTTCTCCCTACATACTCACCCAGTACAGAGAGAGTGTAAGAGAGAGAGAGGGAGAGGCGAGGGAGGCGGTACAGGGCGACGCCTAGCGCGCTGCGGGTTTCGAGCGCGGCGAGCAACGTGACAGGATGGCCAAGATCACTCCGCCCTTCATCGCGTGTCTTGCGCGCGTCCGATTTCGGATTTCCGAGCCTGACGCACACACGCTCGCCATGCCCTCCCTGCGCTAGGCCATCACGGCGCGCCATCGGCATCGCTGGCCATCGTCGCCTGGCGCGGCCTGTCCGGTCGTCACGCGCAATCCTAGGCCAGCGCGCGGATGATCGGCGGCGGCGAAGGGGGAGGGGGAGAGGCGAAGATCGACGCGACAGCCCCCCCCCTACCCGGCCTTGGGGTTTTGCAAGTCAGTCTGCGCGCGCTACGTGTATGACCCCACGCTTGGGTAGGAGGCGGCTCTGTCGGATACAAAAAAAATAAAATACGATCAGTTCCCGGTGCCATTGCCGGCGAGCCGTTGCGAGCATTATGGGGTGAACTGGGGGCATGTGAGGTTGTTGTGGGAGTTTGGGGCGAGTGAGGGGTGGCTGTGTCGGGTGTATGCGGTGACTGAGCGGCAGATTGGTGTTAGGAGTGTTGGGTGGGATTTGGCTGGACGGGAGGCGAGCATGAGGAACAAGGACGGTGGTGTGTTGCCTGTTGGGCGTGGTGGGGTGTGGGGGCCTGAGTCGAGTGTTGAGATGTGGATGGATTCGTTGGTTGCTGTTGGTGAGCCGCGGATAGGGGGGGTTGGTTTTCCTTTGGCTGAGATGGCCGAGGCATTGCATGGGGTTGCGAGTGGGATGCCTGTTGGTTTGGCGTGCGAGGCGGCTGGGGTTGACGCGGGGTATGCACAGGGGTTGCGGCGGGGGAATCCGCGGCTGGAGTCGTTGTTTCGGCGGGCGCGAGCGATGTCTGCGCGACCGTTGGTTGACCGGATCATGCGGAGCGAGGACTGGAAGGCTGCGGCTTGGATGCTTGAGAAGAACATGGGGCGGGAGGAGTTTCGGGCTGATGCTTCGCCTGAGAAGATGGTGATTGAGATCAATGTGAGCCGGGACGAGGGGATTGCGCGCGAGCGTGGGGTTATTGACGTGACGCCTGGAGGCGGTGATGCCCAAGTGGTCCCTGAGCTACCAGCCAAACGATAAGCAGCAGATTCTGCACGCGGTAAGGGCGCGGCAGATCATGTATGGGGGTGCTGCGGGTGGCGGGAAGAGCCATGCGCTGCGGATGGACGGGTTGATTGCCTGTCTGGAGAACCCTGGGCTACAGGCCTATCTGTTTCGGCGGACGTATCCTGAGTTGAAGGACAACCACCTGATCCCGATCCAGCAGATGGGGATTCCGCCCGAGGTTGCGGTGTGGAAGGAGACGGACCGCAAGCTGACGTTTTACAACGGAGCGTTCTTGCAGTTTTGCTTTGCCGAGGATTTGGGGGACATCTTCAAGTACCAGGGCGCGGAGATGCATTGGCTGGGCATTGACGAGGCTGCGCTGTTCATGCCCGAGCAGATCAAGTTTCTGCGGACGCGGGTGCGGCTTGGGAGGTTTGAGCCGACGCAGGAGAAGATGTTCCCGCGGATCGTGATTGGGAGCAATCCTGGCGGTCCTTCGCACAACTTCTTGCGTGAGGTGTTCATCGAGCAAGCGCCTCCGATGCACATGTTCCACGATCGGACGACACAGTCGAAGAAGGCGAAGGGGTGGACGAGCGTGTACATCCCTGCGCGGATGGACGACAACCCATACCTGGATGTTGATAGCTATGAGGGATCATTTACGGCTTTGTCAGCCGAGCGAGCCAAGGCCCTGCGAGATGGCGACTGGGATGTGGTGGCAGGGGCCGCACTCAGCATGCTGGAGCGGGGGCGGCATATGGTACGGCACTTCAAGCCACCCCGGCATTGGACACACATCATGGCTATGGACTGGGGAACAGCCAAGCCTTTCTCGATCGGCTGGTACGTGGTGAGCGAGGGGGCGGTCCTGGCGGCGAAGGATGGGTTCCCCGATGTGCGATTGCCGAAGGGGGCGATCGTGCGGTTTGCCGAGTGGTATGGGTGGTCTGGCGAGGCGGATACGGGGTGCCGGATGTCATCGAGCGAGGTGGCGCGGGAGGTGCTGAAGCTGGAGGCGGAGATGGATCTGCCGCCGATCGATGTCCGCGTTGCTGACCCGCAGATGTGGGCAAGCCAGGACGGGCCGAGTCCGCAGCAGAACATGCGATCTGCGACGAACGGGGTGTTTATTTTGCGGCAGGGGCGAAGGGATCGGAAGGCCAACTACACCGAGGTGATCAACCGCCTTGTTGGCGAGCCGGATGAGCATGGCGTGGTGAGGCCGATGTTCTACGTCACGGCCAACTGCCGGCACTTCTGGCGCACGGTGCCTGGCCTGGTGCTGGACACGCTTGAGCCTGACAAGGGGCCGTCAACGCGCACGCAGGAGGACCATATTTATGACGAGGTAGGGTTTGGGCTGGCGACATATTCGCGCGTGACAACCGCCCAAGATCGGTATAGGGATGAGATGCTTGAGTTGGCCTCCGAGTTCAGCGGCGGGGGCGCTTCAAGAGATCCATATGCGGTCAGGTCCAGGAGGGGACGATGAGGCGCGTGTTGTTTTCTGATGCGTTGAAGTTTGTGGACGAGCGGGAAGGCCCGTTCACAGCGTTTGACGTTGCCAAGGCGCTTGATGTGGACAGAAACCGAGCTGTCAATGTCGTCGCTCAGATGGTTGCTAAGAAGAAAATTGCTGCGATTGGTTGGCAAACCGAAGGTCACGCCACTTGCCGGATCTACATCAGCGCAAAGGGCCTTGTTGAGGGCTACAGGTCCGAGATCCCTGACGTTGAGCGCGCGTGGCGCAAGCTGATGGGCGACCAGCGGTACACCGACTGGGTTACAAATGCTCCGCTTAACCGGCTGCTGCCGCCGCCGTCGTTGGGTCACGGGAATCAATGGTGACCCATGCTGCTCAATTTCTTCATTCCGAAGGGCGCTCCGCATAGGGTCGGGGAGACGCTTGCAAACGAGTTCTATGGCGCGCGTGCGGTCCACCACGGCGCTGCCCTTGCAGACAACAACATGCACTACGGTCTGCTTTACGCTGAAGGCTTGCGCGAAAAATGCGCCGAGCAAGGCAAGCGGTGGATTCACGTAGACCACGGCCACTTCAAGCGGTCGAGAGATCCGGCCCAGGCGACGGGCTATTACCGATTTTCGCCGGAAAGTCAGGCGAGCGGCTTTGTTGAGCCAACCATGCGCGATACATATCGGCTCGAAAAGCTGGTCAAAAGGGGAACAATTCTCCTCGACCGGCCGATTGCCAGCACCGAGTCAAGGATCATTGCTTACCAGCCGCCAAGTCCGTTCATGCGCGACCATTTTGGCCTGTCGCATGACTTTGATGCGGTGTGGACGCGGGCGGCACAGCAGATGTTTCCTGAGAACGACATGCTGATCGTGCCGAAGGGGCCAAAGGACGTGGCGTTCTTTGACAAGATCTGCGCGTTTGTGTCGTTCAACAGCACGGTTGCCTTTGCGTGCATGGAGCGTGGCATCCCGGTGATGTTTACGGCCCCTATGACGTGGTTGCCGAGGAATGCGCGCGTGTGGTCCGGGGACGAGTCCGTGCGAAAGCGCGTGTTTGCGTGCATTGCCGGCAGGAACTGGACCGTGAACGAGATGGCGAACGGCGAGGCGCTGTTTCACATGATCGACAATGGCGTGATCAAGAGGAGGGACGAATGATCAAGGCAAAGTCGGCAAAGGCCAAGGGGCGCAAGCTGGAGCAATGGATCGTCAAGGAGCTTGAGGCGATCGGCATCCAGGCGCGGCGTCAACCAGGGTCCGGTGCGTTTGAGGCGTTTCCCCATGATGTCGAGGCTGTGTTGCCTGACGGCGGGCGGATTTTGGTCGAGGCCAAGCAGCGCAAGGACGAGGCCTGGGCAACGGGCGAACGGTGGCTTGGACAGGCGGATGTGCTGGTCGTGAGGATTGACCCTGAACCCGGTCGTCCGTCGAAAGAGCCGCGGGTGTACATGACCTGGTCCACGTTTGCGAGGTTGGTGAAATGACTGCAACGCAGCACATCACCCAGGCCCGCCGGCTTGGATACCTTCGCATGGCGGACAAGCGGCGCGGATGGCGCTGCAAGCCGTTGTCTGTGCCGCAGAACATCAACCCCCTCGTACGGGAGTTGTTTGAGATCTTTAACCGGGACAAGTTCCTGACGTTGAACCTGATCTGCGAGAAGTCTGGCCTGTCCGTGGACACGATCAGCCAATGGCGTTACGGCCATGCCCCGCAGTTGGTAAGTTTCGAGGCGGTGCTGAACTCGGTTGGGTATCAACTGGTGATCAAGCCGATGAAGAGGGGCAAATGATCATCAACGATTTTGCAGCGCAGCATAAACTCGCGCCGCTCAAGCTGCATCTTGGGTGCGGTGCAAGAAAGCTGCCTGGGTGGGTCAACATCGACAAGTTTGATTACGACCCTGCCGACACCAGCAGAACGGGGTCTGACTATGACATCCAGGCCGATATCTGCGACCTGCCCGTGCGGGACGGGACGGTGGATCAGATCCTTCTTGTCCATGTGGTCGAACATTTCACCCGCTGGCAGACGATCGACAACCTGCGGCATTGGAAGAGCAAGCTCCGAGAGGGTGGGTTGCTTTTGGTCGAGATGCCTGACTTGGACAAGTGCATCGAGTGGTACTTGCGCGGGCGCGACGCTCCGCACATCGACACGAAGATCGGCCCGCAGAACATGGGCAAGACCCAGTTCTATGGGAACCAATGGGACCGGCTTGACTACGAGACCCACCGATACGTGTGGACCGTGAGCGAGTTCCTGCGCGAGTTGAATGCGGCTGGGTTCGTGGTCAAAGAGGCCAGCCACGACGCCAAGTTCCACCAGAAGGGGCGCGACATGTGGATTGTCGCGAGCGTGCCATGAGCAACCTTGAGCAGTACAAGAAGATGCACGACCAGGGGTTGTTCCCTGGCCATTCGACTGCCAAGAACTCGGAGCAGATCAAGGCCCTGATTGATCAGTACGGGGCAAAGACGCTTCTGGATTACGGCAGCGGCAAGGGCTTGCAGTACAAGGAGCAGAAGCTGCATGAGGCATGGGGGGTTGAGATGCCCACGCTTTACGATCCCGCCGTGCCTGGGATCAACATGCTGCCGAATGCCTTCCGCGGTTTTGATGGCGTTATCTGCTGCGATGTCCTTGAGCATTTGGAGGGCAAGGAGATTGAGGATGCCATCTTCAACTGCCGGCTCATGGCGCGGAAGTTTGCGTTCTTCTCAATCTCGACCAGGGCGGCAAAGAAGACGCTTCCGGATGGGCGTAACGCGCATCTGACCATCCGCCCTGCCGACTGGTGGCGCGGCGTGTTTGAGCAGCATGTGTTCGTTCCCACCAAAGCCCCTGTTCACCTCGTCTTCGATGGAGACTGACATGGAACCATTCCCGTACTGGATCGGGTACGACGGGCGCGAGCGTGATGCTTTTGATGTTGCGTCGTTTTCCTGCCAACGAAAGTCGACAATTTCGTTGTACATCAGGGCCTTGAAGCACAAGGAGATGCGTGCGGCAGGGTTCTTCAACCGCGAATGGACGGTCAACAAGGACGGGACGACGATCGATGTTTTGGACGGGCGACCGTTCAGCACGGAGTTCGCCTTCACGCGGTTCTTGGTGCCGGCGCTCCAGCGGTATCAGGGGTGGGCGCTGTTCACCGACTGCGATGTCCTATGGGTGGACAACATAGCCTCGCTGTATTCGGCTGCGGACGATCAGTACGCGGTGATGGTGGTGAAGAATACCCACGTCCCGACCAACGTGCGGAAGATGGACAGCCAGGTCCAACAGGCATACCCGCGGAAGAACTGGTCGTCCGTGGTCCTGTGGAACTGTGGGCATCCGGACAACCGGGCGCTGACGCCAGAGGTCGTGAACACGGCCAAAGGGTCGTTCTTGCACGGGTTTGAGTGGCTTCCTGACAACAAGATCGGGGCGCTTGAGCCGGGGTGGAACTACTTGGTTGGCCATAGCTCCAGGAAGGTCAAGCCGCGGTTGTTGCACTACACCGATGGCGGGCCGTGGTTCGATCACATGAAGAACGTGCCGTTTGCCGGCTGGTGGACGAACGAGTACGACCACATGATGCGGGTCAAGGGGAGGTTTGATTGAAAGTCCTGGTTGTTACAAGCTGGTCTGACGCCGGCTATGAGCTATACGGCAAGCGGTGGCTTGAGACCGCGGCGCTGTTCTCTCCGGAGATGGAGACGTTGGTCGTCAGCGACGCAGATCTGGCCAAGGATGAGGGGTTTGTGGCGTTCTGCGAGCGTCACAAGGACCGGGTCATGGACCCGAAAGCACCGGGCTATGACTACCGGCAGGATCTGGTCCGGTTCGCCCACAAGGTCTTTGCCCTCAAGGTGGCGCTCAAGGCCGCGGCGGATCACGACTACTTGATGTGGCTCGACGGCGACATCGAAACCATGAAGCCTATCGATGAGGACTTCCTTGCGAAGATCTGCCCTGCGGACAAGGACGGGGCGCTGTTGTCGCGGGTTGAGAGTGCGCCGCACCCTGAGTGTGGGTTCATGTCGTTTAACCTCCGACGCAAAGGTCGAGACTTCCTCGAGCGGTATGTTCGGCTCTACGAAGACGACAACGTGCTGAAACTCTCTGAGTTGCACGACAGCCATGCTTTCATGGCCATGCTGGTCGCCCATGTGCAGCATGCGGATTCGGTGTGGGAGGATCTCGCTCCCAAGGGAATTGGCCCACACGGCCTCGATGCCTTTGAGGCGTCGATCCTGACCGACTATTTCGTCCACAAGAAGGGCAACCGCAAATTTGCGCTGACCAATGCCGAGCTGCTGGCCCGACTCCTGCGGGGGAGGACGGCGCGGGTTTTGCGGCCTACGCAGATGGAGGTAGTTGAGCCTGGGGAACTTGTCGTCCTCGACTGTGACATGCAGCCGGTCGAAGTCCTGGCGGCTTGCTTGCCGCTGTTGGACGGGGCGCAGATCATCTACCGCGGCTGGTACTCGTCGGACGCGCGCGGCGCGCATGTGGACACGACCCGGTTTGGCATCAACAACGTCAAGACGGACCTGGTTGCCTTTGAAAGCATTGAGGTCTCTCCCAGCGGCGGGTTTGTCCACCTAGCCGTTGAAAAGGACTTTGAGTTCGACGCCGATCTCCCGGTTTTCCGGCACCGGCAGCTTGCGATCGCGTCGAAGGAGGAGTTGAAGGAGATCACGGCTGGGTCGTTCAGCACGAACATGGTGGTCAAGACGCAGAACTGCGTTGAGAACAGCGTTATCCAGGCCAACATCGTTGAAAACCTTGAACTCATGCCGAATTGGGTGCAGTCGATTGCTCCCCACCGCCGCAGGGCGATCATCATCTCGGCTGGACCGTCCCTTGAGATGCCGGAAACTCTGGCGGCAATCCGCAAGGAGATCCTGGACGGGGCTGTGGCGTTTTGCGTGAAGCACAGCCATGCCAAGCTCATTGCCCGCGGGATTGTCCCGTTTGGCTGCGTCCTGCTCGATCCCCGTCCCCATGAAGGGATCTCCACCCATGGCGAGGCAAGGGCGGATCTTCTGCCGGCGGCTCATCCTGGCGTCCGATACTTCCTGGCCTCGATGGTTGACCCCTCGACCACCCGCCGATTGTTGGAGACCGGTGGCAATGTCTGGGGCTGGCACGCTGCGGTTGGCGCGGACGAAGCGTCTGTCCTTCCTAACCATCACCGGAAAATGTTGATGGGGGGGGGATCTTCTTCTGCGGGCCGTGCTATGATCCTGGCTTGGCAGTTCCTCGGGTTCTCTTCGATTGGCCTGTATGCTTTCGATTCCTGTCATCTGGACGAGACCAAGATCGACAAGAATGCGCGGCATCAGGACGGAACGGAGAAGTACTTCGCCATGGAAGTCGGGGTCGCGGGTAACAACAAGACGTTCTGGACCGACCGAGACATCCTTTGCCAGGCGCAGGACTTCACCCGTTTCCTCAACGAAACCCCGTGGATACATTGGGACGCGCATGGACCTGGCATGGTTGCATGGCTCTGGAAGAACACGAAAGGCCGGCTTCCAAGGTTTGAGGATGCGTTTGCATGAACGACCGCAAGTGGCGTGGCGATAACGAGAAGATCAAGCGCAAGAAGCGGCAAGCTCTTTCGGCGCTGCTCGTTAACGTGGCTGAAGGTCTGGAGATGGAGGCGCGCAAAGAGATCGCGCAGATCTGCCTCACGGACTTCAACTCCGACCGCATGTCGCGGCAGGGGTGGGATGCCATGCACGCCGACTGGGTTGCGGTCTACAACCAGCAGGACGCGCCGATCAATCGCCCCTGGGAGGGCAGTTCGACCGAAAGCCTGGGTCTGCTGACTGAGGCGTGCAACAGTTTCCAGGCCCGCGCCTACAAGGCATTCTTCCCCTCCCGTATGCCGGTTGCCGCCATCCCTGTGGGTATGCAGGGCGATGGTGCGACGGAGCGGGCCAAGCGGGTTGGCCAGTATCTGCAATGGACGCTGTTCGTTAAGGACCAGTCTTACAAGGAGGACAAGGCCGCGATGCTGTTGCGCGTGGCCGTCCACGGGTCTGACTTCTCCAAGACCTACTTCGACCCGGTGATGAACAAGATTGTCGTGCGCCCGGTGCGCGCGGAGGATCTCTACGTTCCCTACTCCGCTGGTCCGGTGAACATCGAGGACGTGACGCGCAAGACCGAGTTGATCCACCTGCCCCTGAACGAGGGACGCATTCGCGCGAGCGAGGGATACTTCCTCGTCGCTCCGGACCCCATGTTGATCGGACAGTTGCGGTCGCCCATTCAGGATCAGAACGACCAGGACACGGGCATCATACAGGTCCAGTCCGAGAGCGACGACTACGCCCAGATCATCGAGCAGCACCGCGACCTCGACCTCGACGGGGACGGGATCGCAGAGCCGTACAAGGTCTGGGTGGATGTGACCTCTGAGGAGCTTCTGCGGATCGAGGTCCGATACGAGGTTGACGACACCGGGCGTCCGACGAATGGGCGTTTGCCGATTGAGGAATACACCCACTACCGCTTCCTGGTGAACCCTGACGGCTTCTACGGCTTCGGCCTTGGGTTCATGCTTGGAAACGCAAACATCGCCATTAACAAGTTGCTGCGCCAGTTCATCGACGCGACGACTCTGAGCATTGCCGGCAACATGTCCGGTTTCATCTCGGAGAGCCTGAACGTTGGTAAGGGGCCGGTGAAGATGGAGTTGGGGAGCTTCCGATCTGTATCGGCAAGCACCGACGACATCCAGAAGGGCATCAAGACGATGTCTTTCCCGGCCCCCCCGCCAACGGTCATGCAAGCGATCAGCATGCTCGAGGCGCGGGCGCAGCGCATCGGGGCCACGACGGATGCGGTGTCTGGCGATGTGACCAAGGTTCTTCAGCCCAGTACGGTCAGCCAGTTGATCGACCAGGCGCTGATGGTCTTCACGTCGGTCCAAGAGTTCCTGCTCAACTCCTGGTCGAAGGAACTGAACAAGATATACCGGCTGAACGGTCTGTACTTCCGCGGGTACGAGGCGTTCATCACGCTGACTCCGGACGGCACGGAGCAGAACATGGTCACGGCGGAAGACTTCATGCAGGACATGATGATCATGCCGGTGGCCGATCCGCGGCTGTCGAGCCAGCAAGCCAGGGTTCAAAAGGCGCAGTTCCTGTTTGAGTTCGCAACGAAGAACCCGCTGATCGCCAGCAACCAGGATGCCCTGCTCAAGGTGTCGCGCCGTCTCCTTGAGGAGATGGAGATTGAGCAGATCGACGCCCTGTTGCCGCGTAGTGTGGAGGAGATGCCGCCCCCGCCGCCAGATCCAAGGGCCATTGCGGAGCAGCAGAAAGCCCAGATTGAGGCGCAGAAGCTCCAGATGGAGCAGCAGAAGACGCAGCAGGAACTGGTCCTTGAGCAGCAAAAGCAACAGATCCAGGCCCAGATGGACGCGCAGCGCATCCAGGCGGACCAGGCGTTGCAACAGATGCGGATTGAAGGCGAGCGCATGGTGGCGCAGATGCGGCTTGAGAACGACCGCATGATTGCCCAGGAGAAGCTGGCGCTTGAGCGCGAGATCCAGCAGATGAAGTTGCAGATGCAAGCGCAGATCGATCGCGAGAAACTTGCCATTGACGCTCAGACCAAGCGCGAGGAGATCCAGGCGCGGAACTCTCCCCGAGAGGTCAAGATATCGTCTGAACCGCGCGAAGTCGTGCTGAAGAGAGGATGAAATGCCAAAGGGCCTGACGTTTACCAATGACTTCCTGAAGCTGTTCTTCAATGGCGGCGCGATTGCCAACATTGCGGACAACGCAGCGTCGTCGCCAATCACGAGCCTTTGGCTTGCCCTGCACACGGCTGATCCCGGTTCGGCGGGGAACCAGTCTACGAACGAGATCTCCTACACATCGTATGCTCGCGTTGGCGTGGCGCGGACTTCCGCGGCGTTTACGGTTTCGGCGCGCACGCTAAGTCTTGCCGCGCTACAGGCGTTCCCGGCCTCAACTGGAGGCGCTGCGGCATCTGCCACATTCTTCTCGGTCGGAACGGCAAGCTCTGGCACGGGGAAGATCTTGTATTCCGGCACGTTGACGCCAGGGATTTCGATCAGCAATGGCGTGACGCCGCAGATCAATTCTGGCACGATCATCACGGAAGACTGATATGGCTGACAACGTCGGTATTACCCCAGGCACTGGCGCAACCGCTGCCGCCGACGAGATCGACGGCGTGCTGCACCAGCGCGTCAAGATCACGGTCGGCAGCGACGGGGTCTCGCGCGGGGACGTGGATGTCACGAACCCCATGCCGGTGCGGCAGGACGACCTGGGGTCCATCGAGCAAGCCGCAGAGCAACTCAACACCGCCGAGATCTCTACCGGCAACGACGAGCCGCTTCAGCTTGTCGGCTTGCACCCCAACTTCCCGCTGCCCATCGACACCGCGACGCCTATGCCGATTGCGGGCATTGGGCCGATTGGAGAGCAGCGGCAGGTTGCTGTTGACGAGCGGGGCGGAGTTTTCCCTGCGGATGGCCTTGGACCGTTTTTCGTTGAGCAAGGCATAGCGGCCACGGCCCGGTACTCGCGCGCCTTTGAGTGTCGCGGGTATTCTACCATCGCGCTACATCTTCTTCAAAACGCCCTGTCATCAAACATCGGCATCGAGCAAAGCCACGACGGCATCAACTGGGTGACAATTGGTGGCCTAAGCGTAGGGAGTTCATCCTACACAGCGACGACTAGCGGGAACTCGGCTGGGCAGTTCCTTGTCTTCCCCGCTGTTTGCAGGTTTTTCAGGGTGTTTTTCACCGCCCCGAGCGCGGTAGTCAGGTGCGCCGTGTATTTGCGCTCCGGCCCACTCATGTCTTTTGGATTCCCTATGGGGTCCATAAACATGAACCTGCAAAACGTGAATGGTGCCACCGTTGCCACCGCCGGTACTGGCATTCAGGCCATAGGAGGGCCGACTGCTGCTGGAAGCGCTCACGGCGCTAACAACCCGGTGCAGATATCCGGTTCTGACGGAACAAACGTCCGCCGCATCCTCACGGACACCGCCGGAAACACCGCCGTCGTCGGCCACGTCACCACAGGCGCAACGCTGATCCCCGCCACATCTAATCGTGGCCCCGTTCTCGTCGGCGCTGCCGATCTGGAGCAACGCGCCCAGCGCATGGTGGTGGACGGACTGGGGCGACTGCGTATCCAGAACGAGGAAAGCGGCACCAAGGACGACGGTGTGATCGACGCTCTCAACAACGTGGTCCGAGAGTTGAAGCTGCTGAATGCGAAGCTGACGGACCTTCCCTACTATCTCGGCATCAACTCGGTGATGCCCGACGATGACAAGGCATTCCGAGACGATCCAACCCTCTTCAACCAGTAACGGAGACTTCAATGCTTATCCAAGGCACAACCGGCCCCGTCAACGTGGGCGATGGCGTCAACCCGCCGATCCGTCAGGGTCGCCAGGG